TCAGGTGTGGTTTGTCCTGTGGCGACTCAGGATGTTTCTACCAATCTGAAGAACAGAAACCATGCTTTCAAAGAGTATGGATATGGCCCTCCTAACCCTGAAGAGCCAAATGACTCTTTTTGGCTGAAGAAGGCAAAGATGTATAACGCCCCTACGAAAGACATTATGGGGATGCGTTGTGGCAACTGTGCCGCCTTTATCCAGACTCCTAAGATGATGGAGTGCATCCTTGGTGGACTAGAGAAGGATGAAGGTAAGAATGAGTTGTCCTATGATGAGAACTTTGTCAAGGCGGCTGATTTAGGCTATTGCGACTTATTTCAATTCACTTGTGCCTCGGCTCGGACTTGTGATGCTTGGAAATCTGGTGGGCCAATTACTAAGGAGAAACCATAATGTATGGAAAATCAACCAAGATGCCTAAGAAAAGTGGCAAAAAGGCTATCCCTATTGCCATTATGGTGGCAGTTGGTAAGCCAAAGGCTATGCCCATGCGTGGTCAGCGTACCGCAACTAACATGATGAAGAAAACAGGAAGAGGTAAATAATGTCAACATTTCAACTAGACCCTAATCAAGTTGCCTATGGTGTTGCGGCTATTGGCACAACCCAAGTTTTTTCAGTAACCAACTCAAGTGTTGCGTCTACTGCTTTTGGCGCTAATACTACGATGATTCGTATTGCTGGCTCTTTGGGACACTGCCACTATCAAATTGGTTCTGCCCCAACTGCAAACCTGACAACTTCACCCATGATGCCAAATAACTCTATTGAGATTATTAAGGTAAGTCCAGGCCAAAAGATTGCGTTTATTAAAGATGCTACTGTAACTTCTTCAACAGTTTCAGTAACGGAGTTAGTATGAAAAAGACCAAAGCACAAACCAAGATTAGTAAGGTTATGAAAGAGTATGGGGCAGGTAAACTGCACTCAGGCTCGAAGAAAGGCCCCGTAGTCAAGTCTCAGAAACAAGCGATTGCTATTGCTTTGTCTGAGGCAGGAAAAACGAAGAAGAAATGAAACAAGGACTTTATGCCAATGTCAATGCCAAACAAGCAAGAATTAAGGCTGGCTCTGGTGAACGTATGCGGAAAGTTGGTAGCAAAGGTGCGCCAACTGCCAAAGCGTTTATTGAGTCTGCTAAAACTGCAAAGAAACCAAAAAAGGTGAAGTGATGAAAACTCCTGCTTGGCAACGCTCCGAAGGTAAAAATCCTAAAGGAGGGTTGAACTCCAAGGGAAGATCATCTTATAATGCGGAAACTGGTGGTAATCTGAAAGCGCCAGTTAAATCAGGGGATAATCCCCGTAGAGCAAGTTTCTTGGCTCGTATGGCTGGCAATGATGGCCCTGAGTACAAGGATGGTAAACCTACAAGACTGCTTCTTTCGCTCAAAGCATGGGGTGCATCCTCAAAGGCTGACGCAAAGGCAAAGGCTAAGTCTATTTCTGAAAGAAATAAGGCAAAGGCAAGCAGATGACCTATCTAGAATTAGTTAACGATGTATTAGTCAGGCTTAGAGAGCCTGTGGTCACCACTTTCAACGAAACTACCTATTCCACTCTGATTGGTAAGTTTGTCAATGATGCAAAGCGTCAAATAGAAGATGCTTTTGCTTGGAATGTCTTAGGTCAGACAATTACCCTATCTACTACTTCTGGCACATATTCTTACTCTTTAACTGGTTCTGGTCAGAAGTTTCAAGTTCAAGATGTGATAAATGCAACAAGCAATGTTGGTATGAAGAATATCGACTTTGTTAGTATGAATCGGTATCAGAACTTCTCTACCCCTATAAATGGTATTCCATCGAATTACGCTTTTGATGGCGTAGATAGTAATGGCGATACTAAAGTAACTCTCTATCCCCGTCCTGATGGCGTGTATAGCATCCCATTTGCTTTAACTATCCCACAAGCCACTTTGAGTGCTGATTCAACTGTGGTTAAAGTGCCTGATACTTTGGTATCTCAAAACGCCTATGCTCGTGCTTTGGTTGAGCGTGGTGAAGATGGTGGTTTATCTTCATCAGAGGCATATAACTTATATAGAGCAATGCTGTCAGACTACATAGCATTGGAAGGCACACGCTATCCTGAGAATCAGGAGTTTGTTTCTATATGACCCAAGCCTTAAAAACCTTTAGCATCCAAGCACCAGGCTTCTTTGGGTTAAACACCCAAGATTCGCCCTTGACGCTAGAGGCGGGTTATGCGGCTATTGCCACCAACTGTGTGATTGACCAGTATGGACGTATTGGTGCTAGAAAGGGTTGGTCAAGGATTAACTCATCTAGCGGAAATTTAGGTGCAAATGACGTAAAAGTAATACATGAATTAGTGCAATTAGATGGCACTTTGACTGTGTTATTTGCTGGAAACAACAAGTTATTCAAGTTGGATGGCTCTAACGCTGTTGTGGAATTGACCTATGGGGGAGGGGGTACAGCCCCTACCATTACCGCAAGCAACTGGCAATGTGCATCTTTAAATGGAATAACTTACTTCTTTCAGTCTGGTTACACCCCATTGATCTATGACCCTGCTGTATCAACTACGACTTATCGTAGGGTATCAGAGAAAACGGGCTATACAGGCACAGTTCCTTCAGCAAATGTTGCTATATCTGCTTTTGGTCGCTTATGGGTTGCTGATACAACTACTGACAATGCAACTATTACCTTCTCTGATTTGTTGGCAGGACATAACTGGACAGGTGGCACTTCAGGCACGTTGAATGTTGCCCAAGTTTGGCCTAACGGATCAGATCAGATTGTTGGCCTTGGCGCACACAATGGATTCTTGTTCATTTTTGGCAAGCGTCAGATATTGGTTTATGCAGGTGCAACAACGCCATCTTCACTTACTTTGAGCGACAGTATTGGCAACATTGGATGTCTGTCAAGGGATTCGATTGTTACGACTGCCTCAGACATTGTTTTCTTGTCAAACTCAGGTGTTCGTAGCCTGATGCGTACTATTCAAGAGAAGTCTGCACCTTTGCGTGATTTGTCTAAGAATGTGCGTAATGACTTGATGCAATATGTTGAGTCAGAGACTTTGGCGAACATTAAGGCTGTTTACTCAGAAGTAAACGCTTTTTACCTTTTGACACTACCTATTGCAAAACAAGTCTATGTATTTGATACAAAGGCGCAGTTACAGGATGGTTCAGCAAGGGTAACGACTTGGGACAGTATTGAGCCAATTGCGTTGTATTCCCGTAGGAATGGCGATTTGTTGATTGGCAAGAATGGATATATTGGTAAGTATGGTACTTATCTTGACCATGCTTCTTCTTATCGTTTGCAGTATTACACCAACTATGCTGACTTAGGCGATCAGAACATTACTTCTATTTTGAAGAAGATTTCTGTTGTGGTAATTGGTGGTACAAACCAAATATTTACAATAAAATGGGCATACGATTTTTCTGGTCAATATTACGCTACACAAGCGGTTATTCCAATAGCCACAGTAGCAGAATATGGAACTGCTGAATATGGCGCAAATGGTAGTCCAGTTGCCTACTATTCTTCAGGAATACAGATTGGCACTTTGGTTGGGCAAGCCTCTGGCTATGGCAAGGTTGTGCAAACGGCATATGAAATTGAAATCAATGGTGCTTCTATAAGTATTCAAAAGATTGAGATTCAGGCTAAAAACGGAAAACTTGGGTAAGGAATAAACATGACCGATTACACAAAAACCACCAACTTTGCGGCAAAGGATGCACTTGCATCTGGTAACGCAAATAAGGTTGTTAAGGGAACTGAGATAAATACAGAGTTTGACAACATTGCTACGGCAGTTGCTACAAAGGCTGATTTAAATTCTCCAACCTTAGTAACCCCTGCGCTTGGAACGCCAGCATCAGGTGTGATGACCAATGTCACAGGTCTTCCCTTAACAACTGGAGTAACTGGTACTTTAGGTGCAAACAATGGCGGTACAGGGGTTGCTAATAACTCTGCAAGCACACTCGCCATATCGGGTTCTTTTGGAACTACGCTGACTGTATCTGGTACAACAGCATTGACTTTGCCTACTACGGGTACTGTGGCTACTTTGGCAGGTTCTGAAACCCTGACAAACAAGACTCTGACTGCTCCCACACTTGCATCTGCAAACATAACAACTGCGTTGACCTTAACTGGCGCATCTGGAACAAGTGGTCAATTATTGACTTCTGCTGGCTCTGGTTCTGCGCCTACATGGACAACAGTATCAGTCGCTGTTCCAACTATTACTGCCTATACAAGCGGTTCTGGCACATTTACAACTGCCGCTAATGTTAAGTATCTTGTTGTTGAAATGGTTGGTGGTGGCGGTGGTGGCGGTGGCGGTAACTCAGGCGGTGCTGGTGGTGCTGGCGGTACATCAACATTTGGAACATCTTTACTGACTTGTACTGGTGGCTCTGGTGGCGCATCTGGTGCAAATGCGGGGGATACAGGTGGTGGTGCTGGAACTGTTTCTTCTCCAGCAACAGGATTTGCTATATCTGGCAATCGTGGTTCAGCGGGTGCTGGATATGCGGCATCTGCCATATCAAATCTTTATTTGGCTGGTGGCATGGGTGGTGGAACACCATTTGCCCAAGGTGGCGGCGGTACTGGCGCGGCTTCTATTGGTCTTAGTGGTGTAACAAATACTGGTGGTGGTGGCGGTGGTAGCGCAAGCGCAAACAATACTGGTGGTAATAATACTGGTGGCGGTGGCGGTGGTGGAGGCGGCTATGTCAAGGCAATTATTTCTTCACCAAGCGCAACTTATTCATATGCAGTAGGTGCTGGTGGTACTGCTGGTACTGCTGGATCGGGTACTGGCGCAGGTGGTGCTGGTGCGGCTGGTGTGATTTATGTTTACTCTTATTTCTAAGGATAAGAAATGCAAAAATATGCAATTATTAAAAATAATGTAGTTGTCAACATTATTGAGTATGAATCACAGCCCTCTACACCTCCTGCTGGATTTGATGTAAATCATACTGCTATTCAAGCAGATCATGTAAGCATTGGGTGGATTTATTCCAATGGTGAGTTTACAAATCCAAATCCTCCAGTAGCAAATGAAGCACCTGCTTCTCCTATTATGTCGTTGACTGACATGATTCTTGCTGACCCAACGGAATTAGCAAAACTTAAAACTGCGTTGGGCATAACATAAAAAATGTTTGAAATATAAATCGGAGTAAGCATGAAAGCATCAGAAATCATTAAAGCAGATGCGGTTAAACGAAAAATTGACCCTAATAAGGCATTGCTTGCTGTAAATCAGTCTGTCAAGAACAAATCTGGCATTTTGATGCAAGAGAATGATTCTGTTCTTTTGGTGCGTAAGATTAACCCAACATCAGCAGAAATTCATTTGTTTACTGAAGACAATCCTACGACATTGGCAAGGGCTGTTATTGGCTTTGTCAGGAGAGGAAAGGCGTTAGGCATTAAGACTGTCTACGGGAAAGCAGATAACAAAGGAATTGTTGAACTGATGAAACGTCTTGGCTTGAATGTACAAGCATCTGACTTGCCACAGTACAACTGGAAGGCAAATATATGAGAAATAGTCTTGCTTTATTAGGTATACCAGACCTCCCCATTCGTGCGTTTCGCCATGTGGGAGATAGAAGGATTCAACCCCAAGGTGGTGGCGGTGGAATTATCAATGAGATTATTGAGGCTCCTAGCAATATTGTTAGTAGTGTTTCAGATGTGGCGGCTGGTGTTGATGACACAGTAAATGAGGTAGTGCCAGGCGGTTGGGCAACTGTTGCTTCTGTTGCAGTTCCTGTTGCCGCACCTTATATCCAAGCGGCTAATACTCTTGATAGGGGTGGAAGTCTTGAAGATGCCGCCACAGCCGCTGTCATTGGACAAGTTGCTGGACAAGTTGGTGGTGCAGTAGGCGCACAAACAGGCTCTAATTTGGCTGGTAATATTGCTAGTAGCACTACTGGTGGATTATTGAGTGGCGCAACACCAGAGCAAGCATTAACTGGTGGCTTAACAAGTGGTGCAATTAGCCAAGTTACACCATCTGGTTTATTTACTTCTAGCGGAACAACACCAGCACAAGATTACACGTATTTACCATCTGCAAATGTAACGCCTACAAATACGGGGCAAGGAACAACGGGAGCGACAAACATGGCAACTGATTTTGATTATTCACAAATATATGACTATGGTAATGCCGCAGATATTACTGGTGGAGAAGGCTTCTACGACACAGGTAGCGCACCATACACACAGGCTCAAATTGATGCCCTAATTCCACAAACCTATACAAGCGCCCTTGGAACACCCTCTACTTTAGATGCGGCTACACAAGCACTTCTTAAACAAGCATTGGCGGCTGGTGGTAGTGCGGCTCAAGGGGCAATGAACTTCCTAAATCAAAGGGGCGTTGTCCAAGGTGGTTTAGGAACTGCCGCTAATTTAATGCAATTGCAAGCGGATAGAGAGGCGGCACAACAAGCACAAGCAAGAATAGGTCAAGCAACACAACAAGCGGTTGCTGGTTCACAGTTCAGACCAGTTGGCACAACTACTCGTTTTGGCACATCTAACTTCCAAGTTGATCCTGCTACTGGTCAGTTGGTAAGTGCTGGCTATACAGCCGCACCTGAGATTACGTCTGCTCAGAATCGCCTTCTAAGTCTTGGCGCAGGATATTTAGCGCAGTCTCCTGAAGAGGTTGCTCAGAAATATATGGCAAGTCAATATGATTTGCTTGATCCAAGTCGTCAAAGACAGTTGGCAAACATTAGAAACCAACAATTCCAGACAGGTCGTGGTGGTTTGTCAGTAGGCTCTACTGGTTTGCGTCCAAGTGGCGCACAAGGTTTGATGGGTGCTAATCCTGAGTTAGAAGCCTATTACAACGCCTTGGCACAACAAGATGCACAGTTGGCGGCACAAGCACAACAAGCGGGTCAGCAACAAGTTGCATTTGGTACAGGTTTGTTTGGTCAGGCTGGTCAATTAGAGAATATGGCACAACAACCATTTGCTCTAAGCCAAGGACTTGCACAACAATCATCTGCGGCTGGCGCAAGGGCAGGAGAATTGGGCATCAGAGGCAATGTATATGGCAATGCCATAGGCTTGTCTTCTGCTAATACTACCAACCCATTTGCAACAGTTCTTGGTGGACTTAGTAGCCCAACATCATTGTTAGCACAAGGATTAGGCTCATACTTTGGTTCTACCGCACCAACAACAGGTGGAATAACAAGTCAAGGGATGATGTCACCAACAATAGACCCCTATGGTAACTATGTGCCGCTTGGCTACGCAAATCTTTAAGGAGTAATCATGGCAACAGATATCGTAGGTGGATTGTTTGGAATTACTCCTCAATCGTATGAGAGACAGCAATATGAGCAATCATTAAGAGAAGGTCAATCATTTGGCACACCCCAAGGTCTTTATGCTTCTGCCGCACAACTAGGTCGTGGTATTGGTGGTGCTTTGGGTGCTGAAGACCCACAGTTAAAAATGATAAGCGCACGAAATGCTGTGATTCAGGGCATTGATTTAAATAATCCAGAAGCCCTACAAGCCGCATCTGCAAGACTTGCTCAAATTGGTGATATGCAAGGTGCTTATGGATTAGCAGAGGTTGCTCAAAAACGTGCTGAGTCACAAGCAACTATTGGTTTGCGTGAAGCACAGGCTAAGAAAGCCAATGAATATCAGATGGCAACTACATCCTCTGAGCGTAATCGTAAATTGATTTCAGAAGCAGATGTTGCTTTGAAAGAAGGAAGACCTTTAACCGCAACACAAGAAAGTGCCTTGCGCTACCAAGTTGCTCAAGAACTCAAGCCAAAAGTGTTCCGTGATGCAAATACTGGTGAACTGACAACAATTGATCCATTGAACATTGGTTTAGCCGCACCGAATGTTGCTAAATACTTGAAACTTGGTGAAACAACTGGAACTGCGGGTGGTGTTACTACCATTGAAACTCCTCAATCTCAAGAAGCAAAGGTTTCTCAAGCAGAAGCATTGAATGAGTTAACCAGTCGAACTAAAGACGTTAGAGATGTTATTGGTGAAACCAAAAAGTTAATTAGTGGCTATACAACAGGATATGGCAGTTTCTTGTCTGCATTGCCTTTAACAGACGCAAAAACTCTTCAAAACAATTTAGAGAGCATTAAAGCCAACTTGTCATTGTCTCAACTTACTGCTTTGAAAGAGGCTAGTAAAACTGGTGCATCTGGTTTGGGACAAGTTACTCGTAATGAGTTTGACGCTTTGCAAAGCACTATTGCTAAACTTGACCCACAATCTAAGACATTTGCGGATGATCTTGATAAGGTTGATAAAACCTATGCAAGACTTTTGAAGCAACTTGAAAGTAAAACTGTAAGGGCAGAAGAACGTGTTAAAGCAACGCAACCTAAGAAGCCTGAAGTGCCTGGACTTGCGCCATCTGACGTTGCCCCACAAAAAAGTCAGTTTTCTAATAGAAATCCACAGTTACAACCAGAATCAACTCAAAAAACAATTAAGTGGTCTGATCTTAAATAAGGAATTGCTATGGACATCGAATTACCAAATGGAGTAGTGATTCAGGGAATTCCTGAAGGCATGACAAAAAGTCAGGTTATGACTCAAGCCATTAGAAATGGTCTTGCTACGCCTGAAGATTTTGGGTTTAAATCTCAGTCAACTGAACAAGTACAGCCTACACAACAGCCTTCTATGATGCAGGAGTTAGGCCGTCAAGCGGGGCTGTTTGGTCGTGCGGCTTATGAGGGCTTGACTGCTCCTGCAACAGTTACTTTAGAGGGTTTGCGTAGTGCGTACAACCTTGGTGCAAATATACTTGGCTCAGAAAGTAGATTGCCTTCTGTTGCTCAAGCACAAAGTCAAATGTTAACTAAGGCTGGTTTACCAGAGCCTCAAGGTATGCTTGAAAGAGCAGTTCAAACTGGCACTCAGGCAATGATGGGTACAGGCACAGTAGCGGCACTTGCTCCTAAAGTCCCTGCGTTATCGGCTAATCTTGCTCAACAAATTCCTGCTTCTGGTGCGGCTGGTTTTGCGGCTCAACCTGCGGCTGAAGCAACTAAAGAAGCAACATTAGGTGTTCTTGGAGAACAAGGAAGTGATATAGCGGCTACGATTGCCGCAATGGGCGTTGGTGCAAAGGTTGGTCAAAAAGTTGGTGGAATGATACCCACAGGCGAAAAAGCACCAAAACTCTACACAATGGATGAAGTGCGCCAAAACGCTACTAGATCATATAACTCATTAGATAGTGCTGGTGTTTATATTAAGCCAAAAAGTGTTCTTGGCATGGTTGATGACATTGAGAAAAATCTAAATTCAAATCAATATATCCCACAAAATGAACCAAAAGTATCCAATACATTGTCAAAAATGCGAGATATTGTTGGTGATAGGTTTGTGTCTTTCCCTAAATTAGAGGAATTACGCAAAATGGCTAACAACTTGCGTAGCGATACTGATCCAAATACTAGACGGCTTGGCAATGTAATGATTGGTTCTGTGGATGACTACATCACCAAACTAAATGGTAACGATGTATTTGCTAGTACTGGAAAACTAGATGAAGCAGTTAAAAATGTAATGTCTGCAAGAAAAGATTGGCGTAACCAAGGTCGTGCCGAGGTTCTTCAAGATGCACTTGATGTTGTTAATGCCAAACTTGCCGACCCAAAGGCTTCTGAGAGCGAGTTGATTCGTAGAGGATTTATCAATATTGCGACAAGCAAAAACAAAATGAACTTGTTTTCTGAGTCTGAGCAAAATGTGATTAAGTCTGTTGCAAAAGGTGGTTCACTCGATCCAGTATTGTCATTTGTTGGACAATTTAGCCCACTCAGAGCAAAACTTGTTACTGGAGGAATAATGGGTGCGGTTGGCACACAAAGTCTTCCTACGGCATTAGGAATGGCAGGAGCAGGTCTAACTGCTGACACTATACAAAGCGTAATGCGTAGACGGGCGGCTGAATTAGCCGTTAAACAGATAGCCTCTGGTGCTGTTCCTCCTAGACAACAAGATTTTCGTTATTCAGGTTTGCTTGGCACTACTTTGGCTAACCCACAGCCGTAGGAGCATCCCATTGATCCTTTTTCTCTCCTCATGTTGGCGCAAGGTGCAGTTGGCTTTATTAAGCAAGGCTGTGCAATGCTCCATGAGGGGCGAATGGAACTTGAAGGTGCTAAGAAGACAGTTGAAGGTGTCCTTGCAGATGTCAAGGCAATC